GCAGCTGATTTGTAATCAGCTGGTCGGGGGTTCGAATCCCTCCATCGGCTCGAAGGAGGGTCGTTTTTTGAAGACTAATTCTGGCAAGAAAGGGGAAGGTATGCCCGTTGTTCGTAACCCTCAATTCTATTTTAGGGATAGTTTTACCATTGCCATATACTATAGTGCGTGCCAATTCCGATGTAAAAAGTACCTCTATTTAATGTTGGCAAATAACCGTATCCAATTTGTACGCCTACTCCCCAGCGTTTAGATTTGCTGGATACGGGAAGGGTCTGCGTTATAGTCTGCTGTTTTTGGTAAACTTGCATTTCTACTAAACTTGGCCGGTATCCCTCGACAACGGCTCGATAATCGGACGTAGTGTATGTTTTCCGTTCTATTGGTACGGCGACCGGGATTCGGATGGTATCGGTAGGTGATGATAGGTAGCATGTATCGATACGCACGACCGTAACGGTGCGAGGCACGGGTATTTCCCGGACGATAGTATCCGTTACCGTCACCGTATCGCGGCGCAGGATTTCGAGCTGTTGGGGGCGGCAGGTGCGGCGACCGGCGAAGAAGCCGATGCCGAGAACGAGTACCGCCGAGATTGCGGCGGTAATTATCGTGCGTGCCTTCATATCCGGGCGTTTTTTGCGTTTTCCTTGTCGGGACGGTCAACTATACCGCCGACCGGACGAAAGCCAAAATAAAGCCGACGAGGACGCCGACGAGGGTAACGTTCAGGTCTTGCCACTCGAATGTTCCGCGCTTCATCCATTTATCCCACACGAACTCCTTTCCGAATGCGGCGAGTATACCAGCGACAGCACCGGCTGCAGGGGAAAAGATGCCGAATGTAAGCGCCACGGCATATCCTGCCAGAAGATGTAATATTTTGTCTGTTTCCATATTGTATGGTATTATAAGTGCAGTACTTGGCCGCGGTTGCCGGATGCTTTCCATGAAACATGTATCCATGCGTAATTGCTTTCGTCTATCAATTGGTCGAACGGAATCCCTGCTGCTTGAATCATGCTGAACAATCTACGATTCTTGTCTGGTGAACCTACCGTAATGTCTGCTGCTTCTCCCTGCATATGTTGAGAATTGACGGCCCCGCCTACTGCTTTGTTCAGCATCGGCGTGCGAAAACCGCTATTCACAATTACAGGACCGCCCCATAATGCGCGTATGGGGTCGAGACAATTCGTGATAAGAGCTATCAAATTCACTTTCGCACTGGGAGGAGGAGTATTGTCTATACCCTGTTTGATAGCTGTCCGGGAATGACATAATTCTTGAATTGTAAAATACTTACCCATTGCGTGACATATTTTGTATAAAGGAATGAGAGCTACCAGCCATACAAGAAGTTGGTAGCTTCCATCATTCCTCTGCTTTTTTGTTTATAGTATAATACAATGCGTCGTATTCTGATTTTTTTACTAATACGGGGCATTCTGTCACGTTGGTGATATGCGAACACTTGTGCGCTGCTACGATTACACTGTTTAGGTGTGAAATCCGCTCGTCTTTATGTAAAACGGATTTTTGGAGAGTCTCTATTTGGGTTTGACAGAAATCTATTTGCTCACGCATAACGTTGAGCGCTGCCTCCAGTGCTTTGACTTCCTTTTCAAAGGCCTCCGCATCCTTGAATCGTTTCGTTTGCCGCCGATATAACACCAGCGTGTACAGCGACGTGCCTCCAAATATGCACGTGACAGCCGAGAGTATCCAGTTCAGAATATCCATTATAGCCTGTGTCTTACAGTTTTCTTTGTCCTACGCGTACTATATGGCGTGGAGCTTCAGTGTACAGGCGGCATTCCAGCAGTCCCAACGAGCGGCAGTGTGCCGTTACTTCCTCGAAATATGCTTCACCGATACGGCGGGCATCGTTAGAAGCGCGCACTATCGCGTTGTCTTCGGTTCTCGACGAAAACTCACCGTCTTTGTAGCGGACACCGAAGGCCGTGATATTGATAGGATTGTTCACAATGAACCGGCTGTATGCTATATAAGCCGTAGCCGCGACTATACCGTTACTATATTTCTCACCACAGCATCCCGCATAGTAGCCGCCGTTCATCAGTGCATCGTGGTCGTCCGCCGTTATGGTTGTCTCCGTTCCGTCTGGCCGCGTGTAGGTGAATGCGTCGCCGGTTTTGAAGTCCGTCTCATCGAGCCACCGGTACAGCGGCGCGCCGAGAACGTCCATCAGGCGTAGCCGTTCAGCCTCCGCAAGGTATGGCTCGAGACGTTCCTTGGCGTTAATGTTAGCCGCAATGGGCCGGACACGGTTAATATCCTGTATTGTCAGTAGCATTAGGCACGAGTTTTAATGCGTCTTCTTCTGTGAAACCGAAGAGCATCGTTAGTGAGCTGCGCTTCTGTTGTATAGTAAGCGTGGCATTGGTAATGACTTCCACTACATGCGCTGTAGCCGCCTCGCCGTGTGTCTCTATATATGAGCCGCCGGTATTGTACGCAAGCGGCACGATATCAAAATGCATCGGGATTTCATTCCACCAGAAGCTGAACAGGTATTCGAGCGTCTCGGTGATTATGGAGCGGTCGCGGTAAGTGACGGAGTTATAATATTTGTAAGCGTTTACGAACAGGTCGGCTCCAAGGTTGCCAGCTACGTCCTTTGCTCGCAGAATCGGCGGTTGTTTGAATGCCTCGCCGATATTGTCGGGGATGACCTGCTGCGTGGTCTTAAACTTGCTATCATAGTTATCGCCGGACAGCGATACAAACTGCGGTATTTCATCTTTGTTCTTCGCTGTGGTGTACCACAATTGCATGGCATTCTCATCGCCCTGGAATTGCATCAGCTCCTGCTGCTTGCGTGCTAACTGCTCCTCGTTCTGGTCGCTTTCCATGATGTCAACGAGCAGGCCGGCCAGCATGAAGTTGCTGCACACGTTGCGTCCCGCGATGTTGGCAAGACCTTCCTCGGTACGCATATCGGTCAGTTCTGCTACGTACTTGGGTATTGGATATGCCAAATCGCCTACGGACGAGCCGCATAGATAGAACACCTGTCCGCGGTAACTCTCCCAGCCGCCGGCTTCGTCCACTTCGGACTGCACTGTTTCGGGACACGGGTCAAAAAGGTGATAACGAATTATGTCGTCAGGATACCAACGCATGCGAAAACGGGTACTACGCCGTCCCCAGTCTGCATGTACCGCAATATGAGTAATCTCGTCGCCGTTATCGGAAGTTCCCAGACGACAGAATTCGAACGGTACCACGTGCATATCTTTGATGTGAAAATCCTGCGTATAGTTCACATGAATTGCGAAGCCACAGTATTTGGTGTAGTCCTCTACGATTTTGCGGAGAAAGCGCGTACCTGTTTCCGTAGCGTTTACCATCATGTCCGCAACGGCACTGTCCCCGAATCCCTCGCCGTTCACGAAATCGGAGTAGATGTCGAGGCATGCATATCCCGTTTTAGAAGCTGTGACGAGTTCGTTCACTACCTGCGGAAAATCGTTATCCTCGCCGTAGGTAAGGATATGCCATTGCCGCCAGTCATATGACTTAAACTGCTGCCGCGTCTTTATCTGCGAGGCTATCATCTTCTACAATTTTTTTTGCCCGCGGTTTGCGTGGTTTCTTAGGTTTGTCGGCAGATGTTCCGGATTCCTCCGACGATATGCCACCATTATTGCGGTAAGATGCTATGCGAACGTCTACATCCTCTGGTAGTTTGCTAAAGAACTTGCGAACGGCGGGATTATTGGACAAATGGCGTAATGCCATCTCCTCGCCTTTCGCCCGAAGTGTTGCAGGTGTTAGTACCCAATCAATTTCCATGTTTACAGGGTCTGTTTTGTAGGTTCCTGGGTAAACTTCGTATTCTGTAGTTTTTGGTTCTATTCCTTGTAACTTCATGAGTTTTATATGAGATTCGATATACGTATGTATGCATGTAGCAAGGTTACGGCCAAGAAAAACTTTTGCGAGATAACGAATTTCTTCCATCGCCGCGCGGTTGCTTTCCAATGTCTGTATATAATGATTTCTGTATTGTTGAGACAGATTATTATATGCTGCTTGGTAGGCTTTCAGTTTTTCTATGTCTGATTTTTCCATAACGATATATTTGACGCATTGAGGCGGGGTTGATACCCCGCCTGTGCGTGCATCAGAAAATTAGGCTGAGGCGGGGGTGAGCAGTGACGTAATAGCTTTGTCTGTCGTCGCCTCGTCCGTCTTGAAAAATGATTTAGGCAGGCTGTCTTCGCGTCCATCTTCCCCTGTGGACAAAGTTACGTCATAGGCTATGCCGTCCGTAATTTCTGTCGAAACTGTCAGCGCCGAAACGCTGAGACCTGAATTCCAACCGTACACTTCATATTTAGTGTCTCCGGATGCGCCTCTGTCTTTGTTCTCCACAATAGCCACTACTAAGGCATTGGTAAGACCGTTGATGAATTTCTTTGCTGCCTCCGATTTCTGGAATATACGCACTTGTACACTGTGCGTATGACTATTTACGTAAGTCCCAGCGTTGATTTCATCAGTGCCGATGGTTGCGTCCGGTAAAGAATCCACCTCATATGCTTTTGCGCCTGTTTTGAGAATCAGGTCGGAAATAACATTATTCGTCACTTCCGAAGTTGCCTTGTTGATATCAGAATGGCTTATCAGTATGACACGTGCCGCGGTACCGGGAGTAGCCTGAGATAAGCAGTCTTCACTCGTGAAGCCTACAGATATTTTGCTGCAATCTACTGCCATAACTTATCCTCCTAAATGGCTATGGTGAACATTTCGGGATTGGTAAGTTTTGCATCCAGACGTCCCATAAGACGAGTAAATACTACCTTGTCCTTGCGGTCGTACCACATTTCAATCTGGTCAAAACTGTCGAGGCTGTCCACGCCTACGCCGAGCACGGGCCGAGCAGTGTATATGGCGCGGTTCGGGTTGTCGTATTTCGTCCCGTTGTCGAAGTACGATTTAATCATCTTGTCCCATATCGGCATGGCAATTACGGGAATGCCGTCATAGGAGAGTGCGGAGCGTCCGTCAAGCAGCATGACGCGCGCGCTTTCGAGATATTGCGAGGATGCGAGATACTGCGTATAAGCGTCGTAGATGCTCTGCGTCACAAGTATGAACTGATTTTCCATGCCTCGCAGTTCTATCGGAGCGCCGTAAACCAGCCCCGCGAAATAGTCCACGATATTCTTCGGCGATACCTTCTGTGCTGTATACGATGCGCCTGTATTTTCCGTAATAGTTACGCGCTGTTCCGCATTCTCGCCCGCCTGTGTGATAGCTTGTTTCCAGAATCCATCGAGCAGGGTGAAGTATTTCGTATCCAGCCCCGCGGTGACCGTGCCGGTAGGCGCGCTCTGTGCCGACGTATCGCCGAACCAAACGGTCCGATAGAAGAAGTCGCGTACACTCTTCCGTAGAACTGTGAGCACGATGTTCGCGTAATCGGTGTCCGTAAAATCGGGAATGCGTACGCCGGTATGCAGAGAGTATATCGTGGCTGCGTTCTGCAAATCAGTATAGCACTGTTTGAGGAATATTTCCCATGTCTTTGGATTCCACTCCAATTTTCGGGTATTGATGCTCCATTCCTTATTAGAAGAATTGCATCCGGTGTCCGGAACGCCCACCAGGCCGCCTTCACCGATGAACCCAACCTCAGTATTGGTAACGATACCCCGGAATATCGTATGAATGGACGTGAAATCGGGGGCACGCAACGTGTCCTCGAACAGCATTTCGCTAAGCGAATCGACCAATTTACCTTCGAAGGTAAATTTAGTCATGTCAATAAAACCTCCTACTGCCATTTTTATATAGGGTGTAATGTTAGTGAATGTTGGTTATTTAATGAGTTTTTCAGCCTCAGCGGCCTTTCGCTGCTTCTCGCGCGCCTCCTTGATGATGTCCTCCTTCGAGAGGCTGGCCGGTGATTTAGATGTTGGGACATAGTTCCGTCTTGAAGGCGGTACTTCGCGGCTACCTCGAAGACGGCGTAACTCCGCTTCCTGCTCATCGATTACCCTGCGTGCTTCTTCCAGCATGTCTTCCAGCTCCCGCACGCGCTCCTCCATGTCTCCCACACCAGGCTGATTAGGCGATTCTATTGCCGTTACTACATTGTCCTCGATGTTGACTTTGCGGCCATCAGCAAGTACGAACTCGCCTTCGGTGTCGCCTTTTGCCACTTTTACACGGTCGCCAACGCTGAGGCTGTCGTCGGACGAGGATGTTGAAAACACGATATTCCCCTCCACGTCTTTGTAATCGTAGTTGAAAATTTCGTGTTTTTTGAAGTAATTAGCCATTCGTTCCATGAACGAAACATAGGCCGAAGATTTTGTTTCTGCCATAATGCAATTATATAGTTGATTGGTTGTGTATTGGTTTATTCTGTCTATAAATCCCATTTCGAGGAGGGAGTTCGCATCATGTACTTTTTCCTGCTGGATAACATTGCGTAAAAATTTCCTATCTGCTCCGGTGCGTTCTGTGTAAATATCAAGTATTGCTTCTTGCTCCATCTCCAGTATATCGGATATATTCCGAGCTTCTTCAGTCGATATGCATCCGTACATTTCCGTATAAACCTGATGAATCAGCGCACGGACATTGCGGTTAGCTGACCTGTTGCCTTTCGGAGCCGCAAGTAAAATTACAGTTGCCATAGAATGACACGCCCCACGAATATTTGCGTAAATGTTTCGCCCGCTCATTCGCAACATATCGTATATTTTGAATCCTTCCTCCGTGCTCCCGCCGTCGCTGTCTATATCCAACAGAATATCAGGGTCGGGATTTCCGGCCAATATCTCCGCCAGTTTCTCGGCGGAAAATGTGTTGGCGCCAAACCAGCTATTTTCGGGAGCAATACATCCTATGACTTCTATATGTATCATATATACAAAGATACGTATTTTTAGTTTTATATGATAAAAAACTATAATAATAATTTGTTTGATTGTATTTTTATATAGTTTGCTTCCTGTCTTTTAATGTCCTGGATAGTTGCGACTATTTTCACAGAATTAAGAGCTTTAGCAATAGCTTGTTCGATGTTAGGATTGATATCCATTCCTGCGTGTCTCATAACATATCCGCCATCGTATCCGGCGGAGGCAAATGGAATACCTCCGCCCGCTTCATTGATGGCAGACAGTAGGGGGAGGAATCTGGCCGTCGAACGCCTGTTGATAATTACCTCGCCGGCCTCAGCTTCGATAACTTCTCCGCCCTGTGCATGGGTGCGTCCATGAATGTAACGGCCCCGGGAGGCGGTAGGAAGCGGGGCAGACAATACGGCAGCCATTTGCAGTGCGCTTGCCGCCGATATGAGCCCGGTAAGTATCCCGGCCACTATGGGATTTGCCTGCGCCTGTGTCCACGCCTGCACGATTGCCTGTGCAGTGCTTACCGTAATTGAAAATACGGATGCAGCCCGTTCGGCTTTCGCCTCTCTGATACGGGCTTCGGCTATTGCATCCTCCCGCTCTTTTTGCAGCCGCATACTTTCCGCGTTATATTCGGCTTCCGTATAGGCCCCGCGTGCGTACATGTCGGCCAAATTCTGTTCTGCCTTATCATACGTGTCGTTGATAGATGCCACTTGCTGTTCTACCTGCGAAGAAATTAGGTCGGTAATACCATTGAAAACTTCATTTATTTGGTCGGCAATGGAGAATATATCGTCCCGAAGTTTAGTTTGAAATTCTTCCTCGTTTTGAGCCAGCTCCTGCCTGATTCTCTTTATCTCTTCCGCCTCTCCTTTATGGAGTTCCAATTCCTGGAGCAACCGTTCTTTCGTCGTCCGATATCGGGTTACGTAATTGCTGTTGTCGATTTCATATCCCTCCAGCCATGCAGCACGCTCGATAGCCAATACTTGATTAGCTATTTCCCGCTGCAACGAAACGGTATCTTCTCCGAGCTGTTGACGGAGGCGTAATTCTTCCTGCATGCCCTGTAGTTCCAGTTGCAGACGCTCGACGCTACCCTCCTTCATCTCTTCTGCCTCCTGCGATACTATTGCCTGCAAAGTTTTCAGCCGTTCCTTAAGGATTTCATTTTGCTTTTTGGCGATTTTCTCGTCTACTTCTATCGTCTCCTCCCCGTTCTTCTCCAGCATCTCCTTCTCTGCCTCAAAAGCCTCCAATTCGATTTTCAGACGTTCCGCGGCATTGTTCCCGGCTTCCAGAATGCGCCGGCGGTAAAGAATACTCAGTGCTTCGAATTCTTGCCTGTCGTATTTCTTATTGACTTCGGAAATATCTTTTGCAAGGTTTTCGGCTAACTTGTCGCGATATACCAATAAATTTGCCAACACCTCCTCGTAGGCTGTTTTTGCGGCTGCAGCCTCCTCCTGGGACATGTTGTCAAAATCTATTTTTTCATATTCGGCAACCGTATCCTCTAACGTCTTGAGAGTTTCCGCATATTCGTGCATTAGCTGCCGTATCTCGCCCTGTCTGCTCCCTTCATTGAGAGTTTTAACCATTTCCTGTTGGATTTTTACGATATTTCCTGCGAATTTGGAAGCCAGCTGGTCTACGGTCTTGCCCGCGTCTTCTGCATCTTCTGCAAAGCCCACAGCGAGTTCCGAGGATTTTTCGGCGGCCGTGGCTGTAAGTTCGTTTATGAACGTCAGATAATTTTCGGCTTTTGCGAATGACTTGTCGGCCCTGCGGTTTGCATTGTCGCCTTCTGTCCAGTCGAAGCTGCGGGCTATATCATTGGATAAAGCGACAAACGACATACCGAGCACACCATTGGCGTCAGCCACGCGCCGTATCCGTTTTTCCTCCCGTTCGCTGTATCCCTGTGCGCGCTGTTGCGCCTTTGCCCGAAGTTCTACCCCCTCCGCTATCTGCTCTTCATACAGTTTCAGTGATGCAGCAGCCTGCGCACGTGCGACCATTGCATCTATGACTTTTTGCGTAGATGCGGGGGAACCGAATACCGCCTCTGCATCGTTCACGTCGTTTATGGCAAGTCCCGTATCTGCTATCTCGTCCTTGTATTTTTTTATGAATCCCGCTTTTGCTTCTGCATCATCGCCCAATCTCGCCCATGCATCGGCGAGCAAATTGATATTCGCAATCTGTTTGCCGAGTCCGCTGAAATCCATTGATTCATTTAACGCTTTCATGGAGGCCGCCGTGCTGTCCGCCGCGTTTTTCCCCTTTAACAGTTCGCCTATCCATTGTACTATTTCGCCTCCGTATTGCGCAAGTAGTGTAACGCCCACTGCTAACAATGTCTGCATGGACAGAAATGACGACAACACCGTTTTTATCACAGACGGTGCAGCCTTACCTTCCTTTCGCAGGGCTGCAGCCTCCATACGCACTTTCTGTATCTCGTCAAAAAACATCGGTAGGTTGTTCGAGATGGCGAGGAAAAACTGATTAGCGCTAACAGTGAGGGTTGGTAATTCGCGTACCAGTTGTTGTGTCTGAATATTCAATCCATTATATGCACTGCCGTAGTTACCGACGTTGCGGCGAAAATTGCCCAGCGCCTGTTCCTGCTTGCTGAGTTCCGCAGTCAGTCCTGCGATGCGGTCACGCAGTTCAGTTCCCTGCGCCGCTTCTCTTTCCGCCTTGCCCAAACCGTCGTATTCCTGTGTAAGTAATGACACTTGCAAACGCATGGCTTTAAGCGCATCTGCCTGTTGCCCCTCTAATTTCATAGAGTTGACAGCAAACTTACTGTATGAGTTGTATTGGGCAGTAAGTACTTTCAATTGGGCGGCCTTTTGCTGATACGCGATAGTGCCTTTTCCATTTTGCGCCGCCTCCTGCTTCATAGCTTCTTTAATGCCGTCTATTTTCTGGTGCAGCTCTGCCGCTGTAGCGATTGCCTCGGTCGCATTCAGTTTAATATTATATACGGTTTTTCTTGTTTCGGTAGCCATGTTATTGTATTTTAATCATTTCACAGGTAACAATCTCTCCGGAGTAATTCTCGACTTTCAGCAGATAGAAGTATGCGCTAAACTGTTCTAACCAAACAGGTTTCATAAAATCTATCATGTATATATCGAGCAGCGACAAATCGAAAGAAGCCCGTAAAACAGTTGGAAAAGCAATTGCGTTTGTTAAGGCATCAAAGTTTTGTTTGACGCCTCCGTACTGAAACTGTGCAAGATATAGTGTCTTTGATGCTTGTGTAAGGCCTTGACCTACCGACACAAAGGATAAATGCGACCGTGGAGTGACAAGGTAAGGTGTATCTGTTTTCTCGTATTTTAGGTTTCCGCTATTGTCCACGGTAAAAAGAGGTACATTGATAACAGGTAAGGGCAAATTCCATGCGGTGATGTTTTTCGCGCTGGCAAACGGTATTTCCATATACTCCTCCGGCCCCTGTTCTAAGGATGCAGAATACATTCTGAATGTCCAGCCGGTTTGGTAATCATTTTCTTTCTTAAAATTGATTTCGTTGATTTTGGCGAAATTGTCGGGCTGATAGCTAAATTCGAGTTCATCGTCCTGTAACAGGTTGTCCGACCAGTCCATTACATTACCTGCATTCTTGTTGTCAATGACGGTTTGGAAAGTTTCAAAGGTTACGGTCTTGGTGCGATAATCGAATACGGGGAAAAGGGCAAAAGTCTGTATTACAGCACGCACAAAATCGCCCTGCGTGTCGAAGTTCATGCAATCGAATAAATTAGCTACGGCACCGAGTGTATAGTCTCCATAATCTTGCGTATTCTCCACTGGTGCGGTAAACGTCACTTTTCCAACCGCGCTGATTTGTCCCTGGAATATATAGCCGCTCCCGGAGGGCGACTGGTCCGATACGGTAATCTTGCACGTAAGACGTTCGCCCCGCCTTACGGTAAATGCATTTCGAGACAATATAACTCTTGCTATTCCCGTTTGTTTGTCAATATTCGTATTTGGCAAATAATCTCCCGTACCGTATCCCTCCAGTATGCGGTTGTTTATCTCCTCTCCTGCAGCATCCTCGAGTGCACAATGGACAGCTATATGGGCTCTGTTACGGTCAGTTCCGAATGGAGCATTACAAGAGACTACGACAGATACAGCGCATATTTGTGTATCAAGCGCCTGATATTCCATCACCGTGTCTGTTCCACTCTCGGATAATGTTCGGCTACGCCCTGTGCCCGCCGGATTTTCTTCGATACTCCAGCCCTCGATAACTTTAGAACGGACAGCGCCGGCTGTCAATGAATAGCTATCCGTTATTTGGGCATTCAGCATATATTCAAACGGATTAGATGCATGAAGATTAGTACATGGAATATAATATTCCTGTAATGCAGTTGTCACCGGAGAAATGACCGACCAACCGCGGGACGACATTACCACACGCATAACTTCATACAAACGTAAGGCAGGAAAGATTTGCCAGCTGTCTAACGTGATACGGTTTACATCGGAGGGATAACCATCCGCATCTGCGTCCGTCTGCATGAGCAAATACCGCACAGGCACGGGAATACCGTCTACTGTAACCGTTGTATTCGATACGATTTGCGAGATATTGAGCGGACGGCGCAATATGTTTGCCGACATAGGCGTATCATCCATAGATACGAACAAGTCTTTGTTTGCACCTATGATTTGGCAGTTTATCTCCCCGCTGGTCATGGAATCGACGTACAGCAGCATATCCTCCTCGGTGAATTTCTGCCCGTCGCAAAGGAGCAGGCAGGGCCACGCGTGCGTCGATATATCCCCGTATCGTCCGTTAATGCCGTTGAAATACTGCATAGCCCGAATGTTCGTTTCCGTAACAGGCAATGTTAGTGCCTGGGAAAACGTGACGTTTCGAGCACTCGGTTCGGATACGTCGAACGCCTGCAGTGTGATGTACGGATTTTCATCGCCCAAATCGAGCGATATCCATTCTTCCGCCTCTGTATGTCGTATTTTTACTTCCCATTTCATAGCTGCTGTAATCTGATTGGCGGTAGCGTAAATGTGTATTCTATATCCCCAAGTCCTGAGCGGCTATTCCATGTTACGGAAATCGAATCTTCGAATACGACCGTCTGCCATTTGCCGACGCTTTCGTCGTACCATTCAACGAGAGGGGAGCGGGGTATGAATTTCAAGCACTCAAATTCTTCGCGTGTTAACAATCCGTCGCCTACCGTTATACGCTTGCGACCTATGGCACTTGCGCGATGCCATATGCGGTATTGGTCGGAAGGATAGGGTAGGGTATTTATGATATCTTCAATCTCCTGTTCGTCCGATGGATATGACTTGAACATCCAGAAATCGTATCCTCCTTTTTCATTTATCCATCTTATATAAAAAGGGTTATCTGGAATACATCCTAATCGGCAATGATATTTTGGTGTAAAATATTGGAATGAAATATACGAGTTTCTAAGTTCCCAACTTTCAGTATCTGTTAAATCTACTATACTTACCCCTACAGGAATCTGCAGACTTTTATATGCACCATTAAACGTTTTCCAATATAGATATGGACCTCTAGAAAACGTATTTGTATTTATAACCATGTCGAGCGGATATCCTTCATACCATACCCAACATGCAGGAGACATAAGCATTGCTGCATTTTCTGTTTGCATATCGCTAATATGTCCATACTGAGATATGTGGCGCATGAATAATCTTTTTGCATTTTCTTGTGCTGTATCTTCCCCAGGAATGTTGTTAACAGTGTAATTCCCGTATAAATTGTTGTCAGAATATCCGGAACGTATGTTGAAAAACGATGATTTAAATATCCATCCTAAATCATATTTTATCTTGCCGTCCTTGTCCGGTTCTGAAGATAAAAGCACATTCGGAGTTTTTGCATTGGGCCGTTCAACATTCACCATAATCATCGGTAATGTCGTGTCTGTAGGCGATAATGAATTGAGCAAATCAGCAGGCGATGGAAGATACGGCAAATAATCATTTCCGGTATTTATCATTATTTTGCCAGCCGTGACCGACATTAACAGGAATCCCTTTGGTGAGGCGCCGGGACTTTCCGGCGTTTTGTAATCTACTAAAAAAGAATTGTCGTATGGATAAAGAATCGCTTGCCTCGAACCGTCAGACACAGATGAGCGCATTGTCGTTTCGCCGGAATAGAACCATGGCTGAAAATCTCCCGTATAACCGTATCTATAAATATCTCTTACCTCAAATCGAGATGTTAATGCATAAGGAATTATGGTATCGAGCATTTTACCATCGTAATACATGTTTCTCAGCACATAGGTTATATTCCAAATTGTATTCAAAGTACGCACATAATAAATATGACCGCCCATGTATAAACTACCGTCAGCTGTGCCACCTAACCATATATTTTTAATATTACTATAAACATTATAACTAACATCCCCATTATAAATAGTGGTTCCGTTAAAATCGATACGCATAATTCCTGCGCCTCCTGATGTAACTGCAGCTGTGTCTGTCCAAATAACAATATGATTTAGTGTTTTTAAAACAACGTCAATAGTAGTAGATGAATCTTGGTGTCGTATTAATTTGCCATTTTTAAAACCTATTACGTCAACTGGTTGCGACAGTTCGTCTTCATAAACTACTAAAGGATGTACTAAATCATCATTTGCAATATTGTCTATATTAAACACTAATTCTATTCCCAACGAATTACTATTGCGCATAATTTGTGATACTTCAACGTACCCTAAAGGTCTGTTTGTGCAGTCAAAAGATTGAGGAACACCAATACAATGTCTGAAATTAAACCATGCAGTTAGTCCAGGGCCTGTCCATGCTTCGGTTACATCCTTAAATGGATTTTGAACAATAAATTGTGTACATAAAGCAGCTTGCATGTCCGGATATCTCACGGTAGATAATTGATTAGCATTGATATATGCTCGCTCTATATAATCGACAAAGTTGCGAGATGGCGTTGTGTTTAAAGTCCATAATGCATCACCGAATGTTTGGTCTATTATCAATTCCACGCGTCCCCCCGCAAAATTGTTATTTGTGGTGCTCGTTTTAATACTTAATTTATTGATACCAAGACTGTAATATTTCCCTATTGTAAACGGTATTATGGCGCTCACTCCACCTGCTGTTATTCTGGTAAGTCCGGACGTATCTATTCTTGAAAATAATGTCGGTAATTGACGTTGGCCGGCCGGCATAGCCGAGCTACCCACAGGCATTTCAACATCTGCATTGGATGTTTTTAAAGGTAGAATATTAACTCCCTCTGTATCATTTTGATGTGCTTGCGCCCACTCATACAGTCCTTTGTCAGTTTGCAATACGAGTTCCGTCTCCTCGTACGCTGAACATATTGGTTTCGGTTTTTTCAGACAGTATGCCATAATCTATAATATATACCCGTGTTGTGATGATGCAGGGACGGACAGTGTTTCATTGATAAGTATTTGCATTGCTTGGTCTAATGCTGTTTCAAGCCACGCCTCAAAATTTTTTACGGGCGTGTCCACCAAATCCACGTATAGATGATTTCTGTATAATTCCGACCCTTCGCGGCGTATTTTCCATGCTACCGCATTGGCAAAACGTCGGGCATCTCGCGCATCTATAAAATAAAGACCTTTGGCGGCTGCCCATTCTTCGATAATGTCGGTAAAGTTGGCCGGGACGCGTCCGGGCCCCCGACCCGTGATGAGAGTATGGAAATATCCGGGAGCCTTTATCGCTCCCTCGATAATATCCCCAGTGCGCTCTACCGTTGCCGTCGTTTCTGAATACGTCCGTCCACTTGCCTGCTGTCCGGCACGGCGGGAAGCCTCTACTATGTCATCCCTCAGCATTTCCAAGTGTTGAAGCAGCTCGCTGTCGAATCTTGTTGTCATCGGCTTTTTGCTTTTCGTGCACGGGCGGCTTTTTCTTCGCGATTCTTATGCAGCCGCTCGTGAAATATCGCCCGCTGCATATCAGTATAAAGTATATTGAATACTTTCGCGTATTTCCATGACAGTATCGTGTCTGGGTCCGTCGCGAACTCTTTTGCGAGAGATGTGATTACTCCCATGTAACTGATTTTCCGCTGCATGTCGAGTATACCTGCAGCTTTCTCTTCCGTGGTAGGGGCTTTATAAAGCTCTTTATTTTCACGATTAATCCAGTATGCCAAACCGTCTATAACTTCCGGCCACCAAGCAATGCTTTCACGGATATTCAGGAACGACCATTTTGGCACAAGACATTTCATGCACGCTTCCATTTTGGCGAACTCAGACAGTTTCGCGTTCTGCAAAATGCGCCCGAGTTCTATACGCTGTCCGTATGTAAACTGCCCCCCTCGGATATCTACTTTACGCATAATCTTCGGCACACAGCCCCTCCTCCCACTGAAATTCTACATAAATGCTTATTTCGTTCGCGTCGAATCGCGGTTCCGCCCTGTAGTTAATACGCAGATTTGCGAACGAATCGGGAAATCGTGCGGCCATGTCCGATTTTTTCAGCGCCTGCAGAAATGGCCGGACGAGCCGCCGCTCTATCGTGTCCTGCATAGCAAGACGCGTACGAGTAGTCATATCGTTATCGGAAAATTCCGTGCTTCCTTTTTCATACGTGCTGTGCATCTCAACAAAACCGCAGAAATATACACGCACTGTAGTTTGCTGATGAGGGATACGGCCTCGCGGCAATATATAGTTAGAGTAGACAGGCGGTTCGACATATATAAAGAAATTTGCGTGCCCATCGTCATTCGTTCGCGGTACGGTATCGATTTTAACCGCAATCAAATCGGCACTGTCGCACTCGAAATACACATCTCCGCCTCCGACGTTGCACGTTTTGGCAAAATCGCCGATAAATGATATTATGCTTCCAATCATCTTTTTTTAGGTATTTGCAGCGGCGAGAAACGAGCCCCCTCCGCTTTGTCGTGTATGTCGAAAAACTGCCGCATAATTAATGTGTCTAAAAAATCCGGCGAATGCCCCAATGCCTGTTTCATTTCCTCTTTTTTTATGAGAGCGCGCTTATTGTCGGTGTTCACGTCAGCCGCTTTCAGCTGCATAAGCTCCGTGCGTATGCGTTCGGCATACTCGGGCGGGCAATCTATGCGTATCTGACGTTTATTTATTTTTTCGGCCAATCTATATGCACATTCGGCCTTGAGCGAAGCGTATGTGTCATGTATTGCTTTTGAACCACCGCGAAACTCCTTTATGCCGCGCATATAGCTCTCAAGAAAAAATCCCAGACCGTCCGCGTCAGCCACTATGTGCGACCTGGGCACGTTATTTTCTGTCGCAATTCTCTGTATAGCTGTTTCAATATCTTTTCCGCCCGTCTTATTTTTCACGAACGGAAAGCGGCAGACGTCGCCATGCCACAGAGCTATTACGCACGTATCGCGTCCGCCTCCGGCCAAGTCTGCCGATATATATGGGTCACCCTCGTTCACGAAATCGTTTGTAAATGCGTCGCATACGGCGTCATAATCCACCAGTAATCTCGTGTCTGTATCAAACTCCCAACGTCCGTACAGCAGACGCTCTCGTTCTGCGGGGGTAAGAGCTTGTCGCAGATTTTCGATGTATTCCTGCGTAGCCGTCTTATTGTCTGAAATAAACGCTTGGATGAAACGGATGTGCGACGGTAATGTCCCGTCGCGGTAGGGCTTGTAATAATCGTTGTACAAATAGTTATTCGACGGATTACATGTTTGTAACAATTTTATTGACAGGTCGTAGCGTTCGTTATTTTTGCGTCCCAAAGTAGCCATAAGGTTGGATTTAGCCGCCCTGCAAAATTCTCCAGCCTCTTCAATCCATCCGCGCGTCATCTGCATCGAGCCGAACCGCATGTACAGCGGGTCGGAAGGCCTATAACTCGCTTCAATCAAATACACGCGAGAACCATTATACAGCTCGAAATAGTGATATGCCCCGTTGTACGTCACATACTGCGAAGAATCAACCCCCCATGCATTCAGAACTTCATGAATAGACGGAACTGTAAAACGCACGAGGTCGGTGAGATTTTGCCGCGCAATAAAATAGTACGTTTCAGGATACGTGAGCGCATCTCCAAAAATCAAAGAACATCCGAGAAACGATTTGCCGCCCATTTTGGCGCCTCCGTAAAGTATTTCTGTTACGGAGTTGTCGCACCACAGTCGAGCGCATTCTTTCTGCTTGTCATTTCCGCGCGTGTCAAACGTCAGTTCCATATTTCCGTCTGTATCTCGCTTCAAGACGCTTCCAGCGCTTGAATAAGTGAGCCTCCCATCCACCGACGATACGGCGATATATTATCGGCGCGACAGCGCCGCATATGGCTCCCAGACCGATTACGGCGAACGGTAATATTATCCAAACGACTGTCATCATATTACTTTCATGCCTGTTATCTGATTAACGTCTACGCGGCCGGCCAATTCGCTCGATTGCTTGTTCTTCCATTTTTCCGGGTCAAGATTTGTCAGAAGGAAAATACATGCAGCTACATTGGGGGCTTCGCGCATCGTCTTCTCGGTTATTTGTTTCACCACTCCGTTTCCCGTCTTTTGTGTAACAATTTGCGTCCATTCAAAACCCTCAGCGGCTGTGGCAAGAGAATGCACTATCCGTTTTTCCAGCCCCTCGCGATATTCCTCTTTCGCTTTTTTTATAGCCTCGTGAAATTCGGGCCGTTCGAGCCAGTCGTAATAGGTCGAGAAATGGATATCGCATGCCTTACATAAAGCGACGACCGTGCCGCCTCCGTATTCAATCAGCCCGTTTTTGCGTACCCATGCGGCACATTCTTCTATTTTCTCCTGAGAATACTTTCCCATTGTTTTATTTTATCTTATTATTTACTACAAAAATATAAATAAAAACAATAATTATGAGCGAAAAAATGCAGTAGCAGGCATCTTTTTTTTGAAAAAAAGATTTGCATTTTCAAAATTAATTACTACACTTTGTAGTGTAATCAAAAACCAAGCCGCCGGGCTCAAAACGAGAACAATATGAAAACTTTCAAAAACTTCTACGACAATCTTTCTGACCTTCGCGCAAAAAACAACGTTCGCGCAATTTTCAATCTGATTGACTGCATTCCGACAAGAAACTATCCAGGTAACCGTATTGTCTGGGAATACTCGGTAGAGGCGAACGGCATTCTCGAAATCGTTGCAAAATACGGTCAGGGATTCGTAACCGACATTTGCGACAAGGCTCTGCATCACAATATCTGCCTTTCCGAAAAACAGCGCTGGTGCGTAGCCTTCGCCATGATGAAGGTTACGGACGAGCAGATAGCCGAATACCGCGAATGGGAGCAGGCGGAAATGGCTGCCCTCGACGCAGAGATTGAGGCATCCGAACAGAATGAGGCTGAGCAGGCCGCAGAACCGGCCAAGGCGGAGCAGGTAACCGCCGAAGAATCTAAAAACGACAAAGAATTCGACAATCAAACAACAGACAACGATATGAAAGCATCGGACATTCGTTTAATCAACGAGAATCAGGAAAGCGGCCGCGTATTCTTCCACACAAACGACGGTCAGACAATCTGCCGCACGATGACGTCGCGTGAAGTGCAGCAGGGGCAGATACTTCGCAGACGTGAAGGGAACGAAGTATTTACGAATTATTTTGTCGATTTGTTCAATAATAGATACTCGGAGCCGCAAGATGTGAGGTCGAGAATGAGCGAGGACGACGCACGTTTTTTCTGGCTGCATCAATGTCGTGAAATAAATCCGCTCACTCCGGACGAAGAAGAAGAATATCAAAGGTTGTTGACGTCAACAGATTTTTAATATTATGCCGAAAAATTATCCAGCATTCATCATCGACCGTAGCCGCCGTTCTCCGGCGGCTCGGTTTACCGACGATTTCGTGGTCTGCACAGACAAGGAGGTCGGATTCATCGCCCGCGGCTACCTTTTGCCGAAAAGCCGCCGGGACGCACACATCGCGGCGTTGCAGGCGGACGGTAAGACTTTCATCACGAAGACGTTCGAGGATTCGACGACGGTCGTGTTGGAGGTTGTCGAATATTTTCATACGCCTCTGACGCATCCGAATCGGGTGCCGCCGCTGTTGAAAAAAGCGCTAAGAGCATATATTTTCGGAGAAATGGAAGCGGTCGGCGGCGGTCGCGGCGGATACGATGAACAAATAGCCGCGATAGACGACGTACTGCGGACGGCCCTCTCCCAGCGGGAGCGCATGGTCGATGCACAGGGCGAGGCGGGGGCGGAACGCTTCATAAATGCACTTCGTGCAGCCCGCGGCACAGTAGCGTTGATGCAGAAGATTACGAAAAGCGAATAGCCGATGACCGAGAAAAAAAAGAAAGACGGCCGGGGCGGCTACCGTCCCGGTGCTGGCCGTAAACCGATAGACGGCCCTCGAGGAGCAAGTATTAGTTTTTTTCTTCAGCCGAAAGAAATAACCGAGCTGCGGGATTTCATGAAAAAACACGCCATCCCTACTCGCCGTGCGTTCATCGAAGAGGCTCTCCAGCTGATGAAAGAGCGTTACGGGGATACCAGTACCCCGCCGGGGGGTTTTAGAGAAAAATAGTGCACCCCGCCGGGGTTTTTAGAGAAAATTTTGGCACGTTTTGTTTGCAAAATTCAAAGCAACGCTTTATCTTTGTCCCTGTAATCAAAGGTATATATATAAATATAGTAAATATATGGGAATGAGCAAAGAACACATAACTCGCGGCAATGTGATGGGGCAGATACGGGCGCTTGAAGTGGGGGAGGCTGTTGCTTTCAACCTTTCCGAATGCAAGTACACCACGATAAAAAGTTCATGTTATCTGGTTTCGCAAAATTTAGACCGGAGATATACAACGAGCAAACACACGTCGGGGCTCGGACAACGGATAGTTGTTGTTATGAGAATGTCTTAAACGATAAGGTTATGGTATTCGAGGAACCCAGTATATCGGACAGCGCACGGTATCCCATAACGGCGGCGGCGAAGGTGCTCGGGATATGTCCGCATACATTACGCACTCATTTAAGGGCGGGCCGGATAAGGTGTAGTTTCAATGCCAAAGGCAGGAAGGTTTTTACCGGCAAGGAACTTAAAAGATACTGGAGAAATGAACGATAAACCGTTTGTTCCATAGTCAGAAAAGAAGGTTATTATTTTTTCACCGTCATCCGCGAGGCCCGCGGTGAAATGGAACCGAAGTGTAAATGGGCACGCACCTTTTTCGGTAGATTTTTGGGGTGAGGTCGGGGTTCGAATCCCCGCGGTTCCGCAGGTTTAAAATGAAATTAATATGGAAGGGATTACCGTATTGGAGAGACGTCCGCGTCTTCGTTACCGGCTGGAAATGCAGGCTCGGTGGATTATGAACAGGATTATTTATCTAATAAAGAAATAGATATGGAATATAAATTCAAACCTTTCGATTTAGAGGCCGCCAAGGCCGGGGCCCCCGTGATGACGCGCGCCGGCCGTCCGGCGAGGATTCTCGCGTTCGACCTGAAGGCCGATGAATGTCCGATAGTGGTTGCTATTGAAACGCACGACGGAAAGTCTGAGGTTGTCAGAACGTATACTAAATACGGGTACGCAGTGGATGAATATGATGGCGACCTCATGATGGCATCCGTCAAACACCGCGCGTGGGTGAATGTATATAAGAGGGAGCAATACCATATAGGTGGCACCTTCGATACGGAGGAGGAGGCTATAAAGTATGGGGAAAAGTTCTCCACATATATTACTACTGTTCTTGTTGAATGGGAAGAATAGTCATTCAGGGTGCGTAGCTCAGCGGTTAGAGCGATGCAGGGTACGGAAATAGGGAAACATAGGGTCGCAATTCCCGCGTATCCGAGCGTAGGTCGCAGGTTCAAATCATGCCTCACCCTCCAAAAACACAAGACCTTACGATGGTTAACGACGTGAATATACAAGGTTCTCTTTTCGCCGATGAACAGCGGCGGGATACAGTTATGGCCCGTAAATCGAGGCGGGAGATACACGAGGATTATGACGGTTTTGTGGAGAAATTCAAGCCCCGAAAGACAACGGACGATTGCTACACGCCACAGCCGGTTTACGATGCTGTCCTTGGATGGTTGCGGGAAAATGCCGATATCGAGGG